TGACAAGCCCGCGTTAGAACACAGAGTCATCATTTTAACGATATATAGGGGCGGCTGTACGTCCTTTAGCGGAGGGAATTTTCCACTCGGCAAATTACCTAAAGCGTTAAAAGTGTAAAAGTTACATAGACAAATATGTATGTGCACTAAAAACACAGGTGACATACAGTAAGTAAAAAAAAAAATGAACGAGCATGACGAAAAGCTTCTTCAATGGGCAAAGAAGCAGAATTGGGAAGACCTTGATGAGAGTATGGCAGAAACTGAGGAGGGAAAGCGAAGGCTTCATACAATTATCACGACGAAGTATCACATAGATGAATATAGTTGTGGAATATTGTAAAATGGAAAATATATGGAGACAGTAACTATTAAAGGCAAGTCCATGTTAGGTTACATGGCTGACCTATTAGAGCGCAACGACGCTAACAAAATCGAGCTTGACAGATGCCGAGAAGCAAACAAGACGCTTCGGCAGATGAACAACCAGATGCGACTTCAACTGGAGTCCGACAAGTTTGAGTACAGACGTAACGAGGACGTCAAGAAGTTGTATCAGGCAGCTGAGAAAATTGTCAGCAAGAACAAATAAACGATAATCGGGTGGGCTGTACCGCCTTAAGTTGAGGATTTCAATCACTCAATAAGTTACCTAAATCGTTGATGGTTTGCGATTTACAATCCCTATGGTGTATGCACATCAAAAAATATGGTGACATACAGCGAAGGATAGCCGAAAATCGTTTTCTCCATAGGTGTATGTGCATTGAAAATATAGGTAACATACAGCTTCAGATGTATGCCGTATGCGGTGTATGAGGTGTATGTGCATTGAAAATATAGGTAACATACAGCATGTGTATGCGAACCGAAAATATAGGTAACATACAGCGCACCGTAATCAGTTAGTTGCGGGTGTATTAACACCAAAAACAAGGCAACATACAGTAGAGCGAAAAACAGTACAACAATGGTAATAACAAGAAAAATTGAAGTCTTTGTATGCGAAGACGACAAGGACTTACGCAAGGAATATTACGACAAAATTTACAAGTGTCGAGATATAGCAGTTAAGACGGCAAACTTAGGTGTTTCGCATCTTTTTATGCTCGATAACACAACGCCTTACCTGTCAGATGACGACAGAGATAAGCTCACATTCCTCGGTTGCACTGGTAAGAAAGCAACGAAGCAGAACGCCCCGTATGTAGCTGCCAGCGAGAAGTTCAAAGGACAGGCGGATATGAGCATGTTGTCGTCAGTCTTGCAAAACGTCGGAAAGATGTACAATGACGACAAGAAGAAAGGCGGCATGTGGAGCAAGAGCTTACGATCCTACAAAGCTAATATGCCTATTCCATTCAAGGCTTCTTGCTACAGAAACCTACGATTTTCAGACTACAACGACAAGGAAGGTAAGCCGCACAACGGATGTTTCTTCACACTGATGGGCATACCGTTCCAGTGTAAGTTCGGCAAGGACAGAAGCGGTAACAGAATCATTATGCAGGCTGTTGTCGAGGGCAAATATAAGATGTGTACATCGAGCCTACAGATAGACGGGAAAAAGATATTCCTTCTTCTTTGCGTAGACATTCCAAAGAAGACTGTGAAACTCGATGAGAACAAGACCCTGTACGCTTTCCTCGGGGTGATGAATCCGATAGTTTGCACGACTGACATCAAACAAAAAGGTGACATCGACACGGACTGGAAGCTTTGGGAGATTGGAACTGAGGCGGAGTTCAATTATAGACGTAGGCAAATCCAAGAAGCCCTCAAGCGGTGTCAAGTAAACAACCGCTATTCTCGTGGAGGACACGGCAGGTTCGCTAAAACCAAAGCTATTGAGCGATGGAGAGCAGTTGAAAGAAATTATGTTGATACCAAGCTTCATACTTATAGTAAAATGCTCATCGACCTCGCAGTCAAGCACAAGTGTGGGAAGATTACTCTTATGAACCAACTGCACAGAGAGGATGCTGCAAAGGATGACAAGTTTGTGCTTCGCAACTGGTCTTATCACTCACTTAGAACTAAGATAGACTACAAGGCCAAGATGTATGGAATCAAGGTTGAAGTAGAAAAATAGAATCACAAAAATGATATTCGGGCGAGCTGTTTCGCCTTAAGCGGAGGGCTTTTTAGCCACTCGGTAAGTGCCTACAGTATTGGAAATGTGATAGTTACATAGGCAATGGTGTATGTATATCGATAATGTGGGTAACATACAGCTGGCACTGATGGCATTGTGAACCTGCTGTCGGGTGTATGTATATCGATAATGTGGGTAACATACAGCGGACTACCACCGCATCTTCATCGATGAGGCGGTGTATGTATATCGGTAATGTGGGTAACATACAGCACAGTGTCACTTGACGATAATCCATTCTTTGGTGTATGTACATCGGGAATGTGGGTAACATACAGCAATGGCTCTATCCACTGGCGAGAACTCGATGGTGTATGTACATCGGGAATGTGGGTAACATACAGCAAAGGAAAAATCATTAATTGACAGATTAGGTATATATATGCCGCAAAAGTAGGTGACATACAGAATACACAACTAATAAAATATAGTATTATGCCAATTATTAAGAAAGACGCGCCCATTCCAGAGCGCAACATTATCATGGTGCTCTATGGAGTACCTTCAAGCGGTAAGACATCAGTGGCTGTCACAGCCGAGAACCCAGTGTTGATTGACACGGACAGAGGCTACGACCGAGCTATCAAGCGTGTAGACACCCTTACAGCTTCAAACTGGGAGGACATTCAGAACTCCATCGAGGAGCTGAAAGGTTACAAGACAATCATCGTGGATACTGCAAAGGCAATGCTCGATGACTACCTGTGGGACTACACGCAACGTCTCGACAGTCGCCTTGTACGCAATCAGATGAAGCACTTCGGAGCCATTGCGGATTTGTTCAAGCAGTTCATTTCTAAGATCCGTTCCTTTGGTGCTGACCTTATCTTCATTTGCCACGACAAGCAGGGCGGTGACGATGTGATAACGCACGAGCCTGACTGTACAGGTTCATCGAAGAATCTTCTCAACCGCATGGCAGACCAAGAGGGATACGTCTTCATTGATCAGACTGACAACAAGCGGAAGATTGCTTTTGGCATCAATGGTACACTTGTTACCAAGGACACGGCAGGGCTCGGAACGGTAGAGATTCCTGATGCAACGACACAGCCGGAAGATTTCAACACATGTATGCAGGTCATCATCGCACAGACCAAGGCGGCTATTGTAGGTCATAGCGAGAACAACGAAGCATACTTCAAGGCTATCGACAAGCTCCATGAGGTGAGCAGCGTTGACGAGGCCAATGAGATGCTGAAACTCACCAAGACGCTCGCCAAGAACTTCCAAATCCCATTCTTCACGCTCGCCAAGGCAGAGCTTGCCAAGAAAGGTTTTGAGTTTAGCGCTGAGGCTAAGGCTTTCGTTGATAAGAACGCAAGCGAAGACAAAAAGTCAAGCAAGACAGCAAAGAAAGACGCTGAGCCAAAGGAGAGTAAAGCTGATGGAAAAACCGTTGATAAGAGTAACCCTGCTTGAGGCTTTTAGACGCTTCCGCGACAGCGAGGTGATATACACCGACGGAGACGGATTTGAAGTATGCGCTTCCGAGGAGGATGTCATCGCGAATGTCACGGGAGAGTTCAAGGGTTCAGAGTACACACGTATAGGCACGGCGTTCCATTCAATCGTTGAGACAGGAAATCCCAAATGCGTCAAGCTCAAATCCGAGAAGAAAAAGGTTATGTACCGCAACAAAGAGGTTGAGGTTGACATTCCTGAAGGCAGAGAGTTTGACATTGAAGGGTTCAAGGTGAAGCTCGATGTAGATCAGTGCAAGGTTGCTATGAGATACCGCAACGAGCATCCTCACGCCTCGCACGAGATAAGGACATACAAGGACTACGGGGAGGCTGTGGTGACGGGCTGCGCTGATATGATTGACGGCCTTGACATCAGAGACATCAAGACGAAATACGGACGTATCAAGGATGAGGACTACATGCACTCGTGTCAGTGGAGGTTCTACCTTGATATGTTCGGCCTTGACTGGTTTTATTTTGACCTATTCCATTTCGATGGATACGACAAAGACAAAAATGGATACGATGTGAGAGGATTGAGCCTTACACGGTACGAGCCTCCTATATGGTGCCAGAGATACGCAAGGATGCGACAAGATAACCTTGACCTTATCCATGACTTCTTGGAGTGGTGCAAGAATAAGAATTTATTAAAATATTTAAACAGCGATAGACTATGAAGAAGATTATTGACCTTGGGTTTGCAAACGGATGGCATGATACCCCGGATGTTATTAAGGAAGCCAAGGAAAAGGGTTTTAAGGTCGAAGAGGTCGAACGCGTGACGTGGTACCAAATAGAGACCGACGACTCAATCATCAAATGGATGGTAGATTCGTCAGACTAACAAAATAACAATAATATAAAACGATAATACAATGCACATAGAAGGAAAGATTTCGTATGTAGGTCCGGTACAGTCGGGCACATCACAGAGAGGAACGGCTTGGAAGAAACAAGAGTTTGCGGTTACGTACCAAGAGGGACGTTATCCGCTGTCCATCCTCCTTCCGACCATGGATGAGAAAATCATCGGGAAGTTACAGGTCGGGCAGCAAGTATCCGTAGATTTCGATTGTGAGGTACGTCCTTATACTGCCAAAGATGGAACACAGAAGATGTTCAACAACTTCACTATCTGGCGTGACGGACTTCACTGCGTAGGTACTCAGGCAGGCGCACAGCAAGCGCAACCTACTGCTCAGCAACCTGCACAACAGCCAACTCAGCCGCAGACTCCATCTCAGCCAGCGCAGCAAAAAGAAGAGGAGCAACTTCCCTTTTAGGGAAAAGATAAAACGAGCCGTGAGTCTATTGATGGCTCACGGCTTCGTTTTGGTAAACGAAAAGAATTATGAAACTCAATCTTGTTCGCAAGTCTGACTTCTTATATGTTTAAGAAATATGGAAGAAAATATATCTATGTATAGAATTTGTAGAAAATGCGGAAGGAAACTTCCGCTTTCCGAGTTTGCGAAAAACAAAAATTGCAAATACGGGAGGACTTATACTTGTTATGAATGTAGCAAGCGTAAATATCACGAAAACTATCTTCGCAAATTAGAGAAAGAAGGCTGCAAGCCATATTGGGAAAATAAAAACCTGATTTCATTTCCCGGAGAAATATGGAAGCCTATTTGTGGATATGAGGGAGAATACGATGTAAGCAATTTCGGAAGAATTAAAAGCCGAGATAGATTTAGAAAAAATAATTCTATCGGTGACGCTATTGTTAGGCAACGAATATTAAAGCCAATGGTTAACCTGCATGGCTATCTTTATGTAAACCTTTGTAGTGGCGGTGTTCGTAAAGTTTATTTAGTTCATCGTTTGGTGGCAATTATGTTTATCCCCAATCCATTAAATTTACCTCAAGTTAACCACAAGGACGAAAATAAAAAGAATAATTCTGTTGAGAATTTAGAATGGTGTAATGCTAAATATAATAACAATTATGGAACAGGTATAGAACGATGTTCTAAGAAAAGGCTAAATCTGCCATCTTTGAGCAAAAAAGTTGGACAGTATGATATAAATAATAATTTAATTCAAGTTTTCCCTTCTCTTTCCGAAGCTGCAAGATATATTCATAAAAAGAAAAGACATATATGGGGGTGCTGTATAGGAGAATCAAAAACGGCTTATGGATACAAGTGGAAATACATATAAAATATTTACATGTAATTGTGAAAAATAAAAAAATGAAAATAAATTTGGTTCGTAGGAACGATTCTTCTTTTATCCCGGCAAGTGAAGATGACAAACAAGCCGCCTTGAAGATAAAGAAAGGCGAGGCTGTAGAGGTTAGCGTGAAAGTTCTGAGGAATTACAAGTTCCATAAGAAGTTCTTCTCAATGATTAATACCGCCTACGGTTTCCTTACAGAGAAGCAACGTGACTTCTTCCACAACTCCATAGACGGGTTCAGATACACGCTTGAAGTCGCTGCCGGGTACTACGATGAGTTCTACTCAGTGACACGCAAGGAATGGGTACAGAAGCCAAAGAGCATTGCCTTCGATAAGATGAGCGAGACAGAGTTTGATAAACTATACGAGGCAGTGCTTGATGTAATATTCAAGCTATTCCTCGAAACAAACAGAGTTGACAGAGATACATTTTACAATGCTTTAAAAGATTTTTGATTATGAGAGATGTAAACAAAAGATGGTTCGAGACCATAGTCCGTTACGACAAGACAATGGAGGACGGAGAAGTAAAGAAAGTAAGCGAGACTTATGTCGTGGATGCTATCACTTTCGGTGAGGCTGAGGAAAGCATTGCAGAAGAAATGAAACCCTATATGTCAGGTGATTTCGACATCAAGAACATTAACCCGGCTCCTTATTCCGAGATTTTCTTCTCTGACAAGGACACCGACGACAAGTATTATCGTGTGAAGCTCGCCTTCATTACTATCGACGAGAGGACTGAGAAAGAGAAGAAGTCTAAGGTCACATACCTTGTACAGGCAGGCTCTCTCGAACAGGCACGAAAGAACACCGAGGAAGTAATGAACGGGACGATGATTGACTATGAGTTTGTCTCCGTGACTGAGACAAAGATTCTGGACGTGTTCGAGAAGGAAAACAAGTAGCAATGAGTTGGCAGTCGTTTATAGACAAGAGCGTCGGTGACAAGAAGGTTTTCACGGACAAAGACGTTAGGGAGCTGTTGCTGTCGGCGCTAAAGTACGAGTGCGACTGTTTCCTAAAACAAAAACGATAATCGGGTTGGCTGTGCAGCCTCATGAGGAGGATTTTTCAATCACTCGGCAAGTTGCCTATTATTCTGATAGTGTGTTAGTTATGCAAGTTGTGACGTATTTGCACATGGGAAAAATATGGTAACGTACAGCAAGCGTAGAGAACCATTTGCATATACATAATATTATAATTTTATAAAAGATAAGGCAAGAAAACCCATTCATCTTTAGTGGGTGGGATGAATTGCCTTAAAGAAGGATTAAGAAATATATCGGCAGGAACTGTCGATTACACTGATGGAGCAGATGTAAGACCCTCCCAAGGGCAATTAGCTATGAAGTCAGAAGCCCACAAATCTTTAGTTTGTGGGTAGTTCACTAATTTCACGTTATTCTCTCCCACCTGCGAAGGCCGGAGAGTTTTCACAAAAATAAATAGACTTATGAAGATATTTGATATAACATGGAAAGGTTGGCTCGACCTCTGGAGGAGCTTGTTTTACGCCGCAGGAGCGATAATCTTTGGGTTAGTAATAATCCTTACCAGAGGATCGATAAAGGCTCTCATACGGGCTTGGAGGTTGCTCAATAAGGCTATCGGGGTTCACCCCGCAGGAGCCTTGGCAGGATTCGCAATCGCTCTTGTGCTGGTAAGCCTTAGTTTCGTAGTCCGCTCCGGCATAGAGCGGCAGCAAACAGCCATCATGGTGGACTCAATCTCACACGTCTGTGACTCGTTGAAAAATGGCGATCGCTATGAGGCAGGATATGCCGACGGAGTGAAAGCAATGCGGAATCGTAAATTAGAGTCAGGACTATGAAACATTATGGAGACGATTTAAAGACGATGCTGCAAGTAGGCCAGATCCGTGACCTCGACAAGCTGACGGACAGCATCTGCCATGGCCGCAGCGAATGGCTCCTGCGGATAGCACCCGTCTACAACATGGCAAGTCTGTGGCTCTCCGACGCAGCGGAATACGCCAAGAAGGACGGCATCTACCGCTTTGGGTTAAAAAAACGGCTCAAGACCGCAGACCAATACATGGAATCACGACTGAAAGAGGTTGTTAGGTTCGCAATGGACGATCATGGGCGAAAGTTTATCCTCGACGTTTTTGACCGTTCAGAGGATGTGATGCGCCGGCATTCCGACCACCTCTTCTATCCCATCTTCAACTATCTGGCGAAGCTCGGATTAGAACATCTTGACACTTGCGCCGCTCTGTCCGTTGCGCTCGTCATCTGCCAGTTGTGCGACAGGGCAGAGCATGAAATACAAATGAAGTGGAAACAGCAATACGGCTATACCATTCCGCTCATCGTAGATATGCGTGAGGCGTCGAAGAAAATCGAGGAGGTTCTCGACCTGCTGAACAAGCCAGAAAAGGATGTAAATTTCTCTCATGACAAGACGTGTTTCGATGCTATGCAAGCGTTCATCACAAATGCCTTTTCCGTCCACATGCCCAACACGGCAGCGGGGATAGCTCTTAACATGAATCCCGAAATCAAGAAGGCTGCGGATAGAGAAGCACTAAAGGAGGCAAAAAAGAATTACGAAAGAATACTCTCGGCGGAGAGCTGATAGATGTTTCATTATACGTAGATTTTCGATATCTTTTTTTTTT